ATTATTCAAAGCCTCAATAATGGATTCAACCTGGCATGTTTTTATTAAAAACGCTATTATCTCTGCAATCAAAAACAAATAAAAAAGAGGCCGCCCTCGCGACCTCTATAAATATTTCCCAAGCAACCCCAAGTCAATCTTATGTTGCAAATTTACAAAGTTTTTTTTTGAGAATACAAAAGAATAATTTAGAAATATAAAACAATATGGACAAAGAGGAATGGAGAAGGTTAATAACCGAAACGCTGAAAGAAACAGGCTTGTACTCTGACAATGCAAGAGATCTTATCATGGGGACGTTTGCTCAGGAAAGCAATTTTAAGTACACCCGGCAAATTGGCGGTGGTCCGGCTTTAGGATATGGGCAGATGGAGCCGGCAACCTTCAATGATATTGTGGTTAATTTTCTCCGGCATAAACCGGAACTAATGGGGAAAGTAATGAAAGCATCCGGTGTTGTCACTATGGAGCCTGAGATGCTTGTAGATAACAAAAAGCTGATGATCTGTATGACCCGCATACATTATTTGCGTGTAAAGGAGGCATTACCTTCGAATAAGGATGTTTGGGCGATGGGTGAATACTGGAAACAATATTACAATACGCCATTAGGCAGAGGGACCGTTAAGGAGTTTGTCGAGAACTATAAAAAATATTGTTTATAACAATGTTTCGGGAGGGGATAGAAGTACCACATTTAAATTAAGATTATGAGTGAAAGAAACACAATTTCGGCAATGGTATCAGTATTCATGAGTGGTTTTATGGATTTTATCGAACCTTTAAAATGGTTCATGTTGCTTGCACTGATATTAATTATCGTAGACCTGAGGTTTGGGATAGCGGCATCCAAGAAAAGGGGTGAAAGAATCCGGTTTTCACGGGCTGGGAGAAGGACTATCAACAAAATGGTAGATTACTTATGCTGGATTCTTCTTGCCGGAGCTATAGGGAAGACATTTGGAGAACCTTTTGACATTCCGCTGCTTCCTTCTATTGTCCTGTTGGTCATATACGGGTTTGAGATAAATTCCTGTTATGGGAATTACTTTGAAGCTCACGGCAGACATGTAAAGATCAATATTTTTAAATTTTTCAGGAAAAAGACAGATATTATTGACATAGAAGAAAAAACGGAAAAATGAGGATAATAATTATACTGATAGCCCTTTCTATATTCTCCTGCCGGAGTATTCAGTACGTGCCGGTAGAGACAACTGAAATAGAAAATGATTCTATCCATGCAAGAGACTCCGTCGTAACCCAAATAAAAACAGACAAAAAAGATTCTTCTAACATATCAGAAAAAACGGAAAAAAGCGATTCTACAATTATGCGGGATTCTTCCGTAATAGTTGTTAACGAACAAGGGAATGTGATAAAAGAAGAACGTTTTCACACAAAAGAAATATATCGAAGCAAGGAGTATGAACGTAAAGAATCAGAATATCGCGAACTAAAGACTAAATATGAAGAGTTACAATTAAGATATGAGGCTCTTTTTGCTGAAAAACAAAATACAAAAGAAGTCCCCTACCCGGTTGAAGTTGTAAAAAACAAAGTACCCGGCATTATGTGGTGGCTTATCATTTTACTGGCAGCATTCAGTATACCGTCAGTATTAAAGATTATCCGGTTTATCCGGGGCAAAATATAAAAAGAAGCCCCACTTCAAAAATATAGCGTACCACCACTACATCCTGTCTGTAAGACTTCTTTCGGGGAGTTTTACGGACAGGATTTTTATTGGTTGCACTTTTTTGAGAAAAAATTTATGAAAAAATTACAAAGGCCGAGTACGATGGTGCGTAACAAACAAGTTATCAGCATATATGAAGAATTAAAAAACTCAGAAAAATATTCAGATTTTTTCCATTTGCTTCCACGCTCTTTCATATACGATAAAATAAAGGAACAGACCGGGCTGTGTCACAAAACGATTGCTGACATATTAAATCATAGGGAAAAAACAGAATGATGTTTTGGAATGATTCTAAATTGAGAATTATTTGCAAAAATGTAGATGTGTTGACTATTTATGTGGATTAGAATTTATACATTTGTATCATCAAACAGATATCCAAATGAAAGAGAAAAAATCATATTCGCAAACATTCGTTGTAAAAAATACATCGACAGCCCTTGTTGATTTTTTCAACAAACTACGTGATCATAAAATGTCTAAAATTGAAGAATTGCGTAGCAAAAAAGATATCTATTTCCCTGCTTCTACTTCGAAATGATAATAACTTATCCAATAAGTGACAATTTCGGGAATGAATATCTTATCCGTATAGAAGATTGTCAAAATTTGCCTGATGAGATAATGAAAGAGTTGGGCAATATTAAAATATTGGACATTACTCTTGAGCGAATATCCGGCGAACAATATACAAATTCTGGCATATTGTCAAAAATATCCACGTTCATTGCCGGGGTGCTTCTTGACAATGAGAATGCAATGCTATATTTTTATTGCGATGATGTACATGATGTAAAGCGCAGGGACATGGAAATAACACCTCAAAAATTCAGAAGTGACCTTTTTTCTGCAATGTTCATAAGATATGTAAAAGCAAAATCATTGAAAGATATTGTAGATACTACCATAACGGCATACGCAGACCGGGACATATATATACATATTATTGCAAGGAGAAGGCATAAAAAACAAGTAGATGCTATACGTTCAAGCATTGAAAACCTTTCACATAAATAATATTTTCCTTGATTTAAATCAGAATGAATCTAAATTAAATGTAATCCCAATTATTTTACATGTTTTAACAAATAGGGTGGGGTATTTTTTTGATTATATTTGCGGCAATTAACAATCAAAATTTATTTAGTATGAAAAAGATTATATCCATTTGTTGTGCTTGTTTGTTGTTTTCAAGCTGTGCGACCTTATTTACCGGATCCCGACAAGCCATAACTTTTGACGCAAAAATGCCAGAAGTAGGTATTTATAAAGATGGAGTAAAATTAGGGGAAACTAAAAATGATGGGACATTTACAACAAAGATCGGTAAAGAGCTATCATCAGTGAATATGATGGCTAAAAAAGAAGGATATAAAAATGAACCGTTCTTTCTAAACACAAGATTTAACGGTGTTTCTTGTATTAATCTTTTAAATATAATTGCTTGGGCTATAGATTTGGGCACAGGGAATGCTTGCAAATATGATAGAAATTATGTTGAAATAGAAATGGAAAAAGAATAAGCGCAACTACTCAATACACTCCTTCTGATTCTCCGGAAGGAGTTTTTTTTTGTTTAGTCCGTGGGCAAAGATTTATTATTGTGCGGACTGATTCATATCAAACTTTCTTTTTTATTGGAAATTTATTCTGTTTAAAGTCCTTAAACTTCTATTACATAGGAATGTAACTTTTTACAAAACAGTTGTTTATGTCGAATTTTGGGATATCCGGCAATGGTGCCGGAGTAATAAAAATTCTTTAACTATATGGAAATTATCGAAAAAGAAAGTGTATGAGGAAGGCGGTGAAAATCGTCGCTCTACGAGAGAGCGGGCGAATGCAGGCCTTACATTGGGTATTATCGGTACTGTCCTCGGTGCTGCTGCTCTTTGGGGACGTAGTAATGGGATTGGTTCAATACTAGGCGGTGGAACCAGTTTTTCCGGAGGTGGTGGTACTCCTGCAAATGTTAACATTAATGCTTATGGCACAGGAACCGGAAGTGGTTGTGTGGCTCCTACTTCTTTCCAGGCATGGGAAAAAGGATGTGAGGATGCATTGGAATTAACCAACGCGATGTGGGGGCTTAAAGTTGGTTCAATGCAATCTATCGCCGATTCTCGTGAAACGGATATTGCTGAAAAATTCAGTCTATACAAGACCATGGTAGATGCCGATTTTGGTTTGTATAAGAATAACCGGGACAACATCGATGCTGTAAACAATCGTCTGAATTCTGAATTGTTCAGCTTGTACAAATACACCCGGGATAAAGATGATGAAACCCGCAAAGAATTATGTGACCTGAAAGCCCAAGTTGCAATCAGCAATGCAGTACGCCCTTATCAGGATAAATTGATTCAGTGTGAAATTGAAAAAGCATTCACAGCAGGAATCAATTATGTAGATCGAAAGACATGCAAAATGGTTGAAGGGGTTGTAGTAGTACCTACTGAACCTACCATTACAGGTATCGGAAGTTATTGCTGCTTTCGCAACCAGACCAGTGGAGGATCAACTCCAGCAGCCTAAAACTCTTACCAAAAAGAGAACTTATAAACGTAGAAAACAAAAAAACAAATAACCATGCCAGGAAATAACTTTTTCTTTAACGGAAACAGCGATCCTCTTTTAAGCCAATCTTCCTATAACATAGAAGAGCGATATCAGGAGATAGAGCGGATGCAAGCTGCTTTGGAGCAAAAGAAACAAGCGATGCAAAAAGCTAAAAACCAGATGATCCAGCAACCACAACAGAACCAGACGCCAATATGGGACGAAATTGAGAGTATTGTGTCAGGGATGACGGACAAGGAATTTGAAATTGTAACAAACAATGAAGAATTTATTGAAAGTCAGAATATGATAATGTCTATTCTTCAGACTAAATACATGCAAATGATGCGTCCAGTAGTAGAAGGCTCAAAGGAAGGCAAAGATGCGCTCGAAAACCATCTGACGCTAGTAAAAAGGCTGAGAAAATCTGCTGCTACTGAGGTTGACAAAGAGATTAATGATTTCCAGGAATATAAAGAAAAGTATTCCGACATCCCTTACGCTGAGTATCAAAAAATGAAACGTTCGAAAGGAGGCAAAAAATGAAAAAAGAGGATTTAAACCAATTTAAAGGTGAAATTAAAACTGCGATACAGTCGTGGGGAAATGGTAAAATAGATTCTCTTTTCCCGGATAAAGCACACACACGCACTTTTTTTAAAAATGGGCTAAGTAATTTACTGGCTCGGAAGGATGCACTTATTAATAAATGGCTTGATACCAGCTTTTTGTTTATTGCCAGTGAAGACGGGACGATCGACAGCGATGTTATGATTGATAATCTGGTGTCTTTATTTGAAGAAATGGACATCCGGGATTATCAATTTGGCATGGTTAAAGTTAAGGCAGGGAAAGGGCAGGCAATCATAGATATGCCTAATAATTTTCTGTTAGATATGTTTGTAGGTAGCTTAGGGAGTATCAAATTTACGTCGGAAGATCTCGGTGAATTGAAAGAACTCCTGAATTAATTAACTTTAAAATTATTGTATCATGAATGAAGAAATAAGAGAATTCTCAGAAGAATTGCAGGACTTCCTGAAAAAAGGACATAAACTGCTCAATAAAATGGGACAGGGAATGGGACAAAGAAACGGCAATCAAGGATATGGCCCAAATTATGGACAAGGCATGGGCCAAAATATGGGCCAAGGTGGTTATGGCGAAAATGTCGGACAATGGTTCCGGAATAATTTTGGCGGACAGGGATTTGATCCCCGGTTTATGTAATTATTAACTAAGAGGGGCATTTTGCCCCTCTATATTATACAAAAATATGTGTACACCAGCCTTAAGCAGTTATAACTATATACCCCGTGAAATGCAGGCATATCTCCGGAATTACGGATATTCCTTTTCAAAAAGGGCGTGTGAATATGCAGTAAAGCAAATGATGCGAAAAAACACCGCTACAGGGAAATTAGAAAGTATTGAGCCGTATTCGAAAGAAAAGGCCGAAGAATTATTATCGAAACACGGAATTAAACTTGAAAGGAACATAGGGTACAATTTCGTGTACGTCATAAATATGATTTATTCTGATCGTTGGAAATCGAGTATTGAGGATGAATTGCATCTATGTAAAGCCGTCAAGGATGAAATAGATGATGAAGATGCAGTGCCAGAAAGCATATTTAGGTGCTGGATGACAAAGCAGGAAGATAAAGGTATTCCCATCCCATGGGAGGATATGATATGATATGATAAAACAACGGTTCCATATCTATGTTAAGGGCCAGAAATGGAACATAACCGCCTTTTATCCGGTCACAAGGTATCATGTTGAAGAAATAATAGATGCCTTGTACCAGATAAATTGTAATGAAGAAGATTTAAAAAAAGCATATATAAATATAACAAGCGATAATGTAAACAATGGACTTACATTTAGCAACTATTTTTACCGGGAATCGGTGATCATATTTGCTATTTCTATTAGTCCAGCAAAATATTTTAACCTAATCACACATGAATTACACCACCTGTCAGTTCATATCGCAGTAAGTAGCGGATTTAATCTACAAGGGGAGGAAGTTTGTTATATAAACGGAGATATTGCTGAAATGATGTTCCCAGTTGTAGTTTATTTATTATGCAAGGGATTTATTCGCAACTATGAAATAAAATACTATGTCCGATAAATTTGAAATATTGCTTGATATTGCCGACACAGCTTGCATAACATTTCTATGTGAAATGGCCTTACATGAATTAAGATGCTTGTAAAAGCTGAAAATATACGTCGTGAACATATCGGAAGGTGTGAGAGGGGAGTGTATCCCCTCTTTTTATAAACTTTTAATCTGTATAATTCGTAGAATCAGTATAAATTTCGTAAATTGTATAAATTCTCATTCTAAAAATTTTCAATAATGAAATTTAATTTCTTACTTGCATCTCCATTTAAGTATATATTCAAATATATGTCACTTATTTTTCACGGCGAAATGCATCATCGTCAAGCAGATATAAACGTAAATCTTGAAGTTTTACTTTTCAAGGAAGATGACGTATATATTGCATATTCTCCAGCTTTAGATATATCTGCATTTGGTAAAACGGAAGAAGATGCAAAGAAGGAATTTGGTAATAATATGCGTTCTTATATCACATACTGCATGAATAAGAAAACATTATTTCAGGATTTACGAGCTCATGGATGGACTGTAAAAAGCCGGAATAGGATAAAAGCACCAACTGAAGAACAGCTTATAAAAATGAATGATACCTATAATGATATCAGAAATAATAAGAGTTATAAAACGCTCAGGGAGGATATAGCTATTCCTGCCGTTTAAAATAGTGAGCATGTCTACTCATAAGTTGTCTAATGTTTCCCTGGATGATTATCGGGATTTTTTACGAAAAGTTGGATGTTGTAAAATAAGAACTGAAGGAGGACATGAAGTGTGGGCAAGAAAAGATTTATTACGCCCTATTATTGTACAAACACACGAATGTCCTGTACCAGAGTTTATTATTAAAAATGCCCTTAGAAATTTAGGATTGACACGAAAAGATTTTTTCAATATACTTTTTGATTGTGATGAATAGCGAGGACTAACCTCGCTATTAACTTGCTTTCTGGCAAATTTCAATTTTACACTCTCTTAATTCCTTGGAAAGGATTTCAAATGCCATAGAAATTTCCTTATGATTTACATTGTCGCATGAGAAATCGGATAACTTGCAAAGGAGTTGGTTAGAAATATTTCTTATTGCAACAATACACTGGTCATATACAGGGTCCATTTTTACCCCGGATGCCTTCTGAACTTCTTCGGCATATTGTGTGGTGCGGCTGATTTCGAGTGATGAGATCATATAAATCATCGTAAGATGAGAAAGCGGTACCGATAGTGCCGGTACAGTTTTATCCAATTCTCTTTTTACTGAGTAGAACAGTGTTTTAATATGCCTTTCGAATTCGTCGTTGAAACGGTCTAGCATGTAAGGTGTGTACCGATATGCATATTCTCCCATTAGCCGGCGAATTTTATCACGGTAAAGGGTAATATTTATTTCCATGTTCCGGATCAGCTTTTTGTTTTCAAGCTTGTATAGTCCAACTTCTGTAATTGCCTTTTTTAACTCACAGATGTAGTTGTCGATAACGTCTGCCAGGAACATATTCCCGTAAACGTAGTTCATCCGTATTTCTTCCGAAAGGCTTTCGGTGGCTTGCTGTATTATTTGGGTTGGTTTCATGATTTTCCTAATTTTTGATAGAAAATAACGGAGAGGCTTTCACCTCTCTGTTAAAATATTATTCTATTTGCTCCCTACATTATCACCACCAAAATGTTCCTTTTCAACCAGGTATCTGATATTACCTAAGGCTTTACCACAAGGCAAATCAAGGGATCTGTCTGTCTCTGAATTTATACAATAGGCACAATTACACTGGCATTTATTTGTAACTACAATACTTAGGTAAGCATTGTCGGATACTAATCCTATATCAGTAGGATAGTACCTGTTTTGCTTGAATATTTCAAGTGAATCTATTTTGATTATACTCATTTCTTTTCCTCCTTTTCTTTGATAAGTTTTTCCTTCAAAATCACAGATCTCATTGCTCCGAATCTTGCAACTTGCAATTGCTCTTCTAGGGATAGTTTTCGGTACGGCCGCATTTCACGGATATGTACGTTTTTATCATATCCATGATGTCTGATTATTAAATCTTCATTGAATGTGATTATGCCGGAATATAATACATCTCTCTTTGATAGTTCACTACATACTTTGTCATATATCTTTTCAGGAACGCAGTAGTAGAAGTATTTTATAATTCCGGCCGATTCATGGTGATGCTTTTTCTTGAAGTCGGCAATAAAATCTGAGAAACTACGCTTTATCTCTATTTCCGTTAAGTATCCTGATTTTGATAAGACTAGCATATCACACTCATGCCCGATATGAAATTTACTTCCCCATCCATTTACATTGAAAGCGACGATATTTCGGATAAAATTAAAGCTATCGGATTTGGCCAATGCGACCTCTATTTCATATAAACTTCTTTCTGTATTCATCATTGCTTTTACTACCTTATTGAATGTTTGTATATTTATAGCATTTTATCGGATGAAACTTACCGTCTATTTCGTCTCCTACATTGATAACTTTCCGCATGCTATCTGTTTGAACAGATAAAAAACGAGAAATCAAATTATCAAACATATATATATTTTTACCGTCTGAAACTTGATTTATGCCTTTCCTGAAATAAACAATACGATGAGATTTGTTTGAGACAGCATATACAAATACAGGTTTGCCTATCCCATCCGTATTTTGAAGTTCTTTATGCTGCTTAAAACATATATGTTCTACTATTTTCTTGAAATTATCTTCACTTTCATCATGTGATTCCATTTTAATCGTCCTGAATTTGACATACACTTTACTCCCTCTTTCTGTAAGGTCCACTTTGTCCATAATATCATGAACAAAAGGGATCTCGTGGATTAGAATTATATAAATTTTCATGTCTATGAAATAAAGATTGGTCTTTCATAAATTTGGCTCTATAAATTCAATATTGTATTTTTCACAGTAGTATTCAAAAGGTTTTTGACTGAAAGGGTATATGGTCATTGGGCCTATAAAATATCCGTCACAGTGTGTCATTTCTTTATATTTCTTTTCTGCTGTTTTGCGTATTTTATGCTCAGTTCCATACCCTGATTTATGCAAGAAAAATACAGTTATTTTTTCTCCTTTATCAAGCAGCTCCTTGAACCGCTTATAGTCTTTACTAGTTTTGTAGGGTATCATGGTTGTTTGAACTTATTAATTTTAGAGAGGGGCATTACACCCCCTCTGTTAGTTATACCAATTCTTTTTGTTTTAGAAATTTGTTTACAAAATAGATTTGCCCCTTCCCTGTCACATAAGTAGTAAACACTGTAAAAGGTGTTTCTCCCGGATTAGATATAGGCCTTTCAGATACCCAAAATAGGTCTCTTTCAGATGATGCCTGTGTGGGGGTATAGTAAGTAGCATACTTGTTTTTGGATTTACTCCAGCGTTTATGTCTTATCAGATATTTCTTTTCAACAAACCAATCATATAATCGTTGGGCCCCGATCGGAATCCCGTTTTGTGTGATAATTTTTGCAAGATCACGTACAAGTATGTTTGTATTACTTACTTTTACACTTTCCGTGAATACTACACACGGTTTTG